TCTTTAATCGCTTCTTTTACAATTGCTATGTCGTAGTGGTCAACTGCCTTAATAGGGTCGTATCGTTTCATTCTGATTATTCCATGTTTGTAACTGTAAAGCTCACCTAATAAACCTAAATCTTTGTACTTATCCCAAAGGTCGCGTTCTTGTAAACATTGTAAATAGCCACGTAAACTGATGGGCACTTTAACAACGTGGTTTTTGAATATGAAAACAACTCTTGTACTAACTTTAATCTTCATTTTAAAAAGTGTTTTATTATTTCAAATTTACTTTTTTCTATTGTTATGAACTTCCCATCTACCCTTGCAAAGATACTATTTGTTTTTAAACTTCGCTTTATATTACACACCCTGCATACTTTTGTTTTGCCTTTTTCGGCTTTTACTTGGTATTTGGAATCGTCTTTTAAAAACAAAAACAAGGGTAAATTTCGCTTGCAGATAAAACACTTTTTCATTTAACTTCCGCAGTATAAGCAATCCTCTAAATCATCATTATCTGCACTTGGATTGGTTTCTATTTCTGGATTCAGTTGTTTTTTCAACTCATAAATTTCCATCATTAACTCCCCATCTGCAAATAAATCCCCTGTTAACTTTGCTTTCAATTGCTCTATTTCTTCTTTAATTGTTGTCATCGTACTTATTATAAAATGCTTTTCTTATCATTCTGCCTAGGTTAATTACTCCTTTTCTGTTCTCTCTAAACTTCCATCGGTCGATATCAAACTGCATTGCTATCATCCATCGTTGCCTGTTCTTGTTATTTCTTGAAATCATAATTTTTCTATTTCTTCTTTAACTTCTTGCCAATAATAAATCATTGATTCAACACACGTTTTTAGGCATTCATCAACTGCAATTAAGGCGCATTGTTTACTATGTTCATAATGCATTATACATAATGGTTTAATAGGGTCTAATTTAAATTTATCAAATAACTCGTGTGCTTTCTCTTTCGGTGTCATAATTTTTCTAGGTCTTGTTTAACTTCTCGCCAATAATTAATTTGAGTTGAAAAACCATCTACTTCTAAATAATTTATAACCTCATCAACTGCAATTAATGTGCACTGTATTGCATTTTTAGTATAGCCTTTTAATTTAATATCACAACCAAATTCAGTTGGTATTATTTCAGGTGGCATTTTTAACATAATTTTCTCAACCAACTCTTTTGCTTTTTCTTTCGGTGTCATTGTATCTGTACTTTAATGTTTTCTTTAAATTCGTCAATCTGTTTGATAATATCCGAGTAAGTCTGAGCCATTGTCTCGTTGTTATTCTCTACAAATGTAGTGGCAAATCTTTCAACCCCATTAATGAACTGGTTAATTGTACGTTTAATTTCGTGCTTGTGAAACATATTGTCGCTTACATCATCCAGTGAATGTAGTGCAGATTGGCATAACATCATTGCACGTGCTATGTGACTGTAGTATTCAATCGCCTTTAGGCGTTTAGCCTCACTTAAGTCAGCAAGGCTTTTAACGTCTTTCTTCATATTAAAATGGTTCTGTTGATTCAACTTTATTAACTCTCCACACGTCAATCGACGTGAAATACTTGCCTTGCCATTCGTTTGTTTTAAAGTTAAACAACACCTCAACTTCTTGGTCAACCTTGTTATACTGCAAGAACTTATCTACTTTCTCCGTTCCAAAGATTCCAAACTTTACCGCTTGAGGGTATTGGCCTTCTGTCTCTGTTACTACAAACTCTATTTTCTTGTTTGCACCCACTTCAATCACTTCTAAAATGTTAGTGATCTTTCCGTTAAATTTCATTTCATTTTTGCTCATCTTCTTTTATTTTATTGTTTGCTATTTTAAATGCTTCCTTTACGCACTCCGTTACATTGTACTTTTTCTTTTGGTACTTTAACCGCATCCGTATCTCATCGATAGGTATGTCGCTAAAGTCAACTATACTTCTTTTCATTGATTTGATTTATGTATTGTTTATAATATTCAATTGCTGCCGCTGAACGCTCTAACATTTCCTGTTCAAGTTCTAAGTCACGGTCAATGGTTAACATTGTTACAAGGCTTTGAATCGGTGTGTCTCGCACTCTATGCAGCTCTTCGCTTTCGTAACCAATTAAGTCGCTTGGTGTATCTACCATACAGTATGCAAGTGCAGCGCGATCTACTTTGTAAAGATACATATAGCCCCGTAATTGATACTCATAATCTTTTATGTTAATATCGCTTGGTGTTGCAGGGAATGTATCAAAGCTCCAAGACGTTTTAATATCTATAATTAACTCATGTGTGTAGATGTCGCATTCTCCTGTTAAAATATTAGTAGACTTGCGTACTTCGTTCTTTTCGTAGTTAGTAAATAGAACATCGTTAAGTAGTTCAATAGATTGCTCTTCGCATTGTATTCCCTTAGTTACGTACTTGTTATTTAACTCAGTAGTATAACCAAAGTAATCTTGCTTAGCAATTGACTTGATGTATGACTTTGCTGTTTCGGACAGTGCCTCACTTTTACTTCGTGAGGCTGTCATAATTTTCGGGAGTGATGAACATCTGATTAGCATGATTTTTTAAATTTTAATTGATTATACTTTAATAATTCAGCTTCTTCATGTTCCGTTAAGTCTTGTGTAACTTCACAATCAATACAAAGTGTATCCGATGTAATATTATACCATTGATGCGTTGCTTTTCCAATAAATTCAACTGATACAAATTCAACTCCTTCTGATATTGAATCATAAAAAACAACAGAAGAACCAATAGGAGCAATATATTTTTTCCCTTTTAACGACATTAAAGGTTCGCACTCTTTATCGTATAATTCATATGTTACTAGCATAGCTCTAATTGTTTAGCGGTTAATTCAAACTTTTCTTTTAACTTTTCCATTGTGTACTCGCCTTTTTTGATTTTCTCAAGTGCAGCTTGTAAACGTTCGTCTGTAATTGTCTCTTTACGCTTGCCTGTTTGCTCGCCACTTGCATCGATGTCTTTATCTGTTACAAGTCCTAACATAGAACTCAAGGTGTAACGTCTAAAGTAAGTAAACGCAGACCCCATAACCTGATAATCATTCATTCCTTTAAGCTGCACGTTCATTGGAATATCTGCAATGCTTTCAATAGACTCACCGCTTTCAATGTGGAATACTATTGTTTTCATTTGATTATTTACGATTGGTTGCGTAAAACCTAATCCATGTTTTTTCATTAATGGATTGATTACTTTGTAAATCGCTGTAAGGTCCGCATAAGAATAGCCGTAACCAGCGGTGCCTTTGTGTATTGTTGGTACCTCCTGTTGGAAGTTTGCCAATGCTTTGTATAAATTTTTCATGATACAATTAATTTAACATTGTTTTTCTTAAAGATTGTCATTTCTAAATCGTATTCAATTGAGTCCCAATTTATATTCAAATGGTCAATCAATACGTCTTGTTCAAAAGCTCCGAGTACAATCGACCCGTTGTAAATGCTAATTGAAAAGAACTTTGAAGCATCGACCTTACGAAGTATCAATGCTAATTTTCTGAGGTTTGTTTTCATTTTACAACGTAATATTCATCTGTTTTTAAAAATTGATTCCAATCATTTTCGCTCCAATAGTAAGCGCTATCAAACTCTTGTTTTGACATTCTGATTGTACGATACTTGTTACCATCCTTTCTGATGGTGTAAGTTCTTGCTGATTTGTTTGCTGTAGTTTTCATTGTGTGTTTTGTTTAGTTATGTTACAAATATAATCATTAATTATTAATTTGCAACTATTTCTTTAAATTTCTCTAAACTTTTTATTAAATAATATTTGAAGCCTTGGTCAATCAATTGTTTTTCAACGTATTGTTGTAATTCAGATTGGATTCCTTTTTCCGCTTTAAATTCAACAAATACTACCCTTCCATCCTTATACATTGATAAATCAGGCCAACCATTAATATTACAACGTACAATTTTACAACATATCCAACCTTTTGCCTTAGCATACTTGATACACTTACTTTGTAGTTCTTGTTCGCTCATTAGAATAGTTTTTGTTGTGCTGTATGGTTGTTAATACGTTGCATTGCTTTGTCAAAGTACTCTTTATCCAATTCACAAGCTGTCAAATCAAAGCCGTAATCATGAGCAGCGATGGCAATACTTCCACTGCCTAAATGTGTGTCGAGTATTTTATCTCCTTGCTTTGCGTATTTATCTAATATCCATTTGTATAATTCAACAGGCTTTTGAGTTGGATGTATTCTATTTAATTGATTTGGATGCTTATCATATTTTTTAGCACTTGAATTAAAAGAAGTCCAAGCCATTTCAAATTGAGCAAATGTTACATCTTCAGAAAATCCCTTATCCCATAGTAACCAACAAGAGGATGGAATTAAATATTCAGTCATATAATTACCACCCCAAACAATTTGATTTTTAGATACTCTTTTTAATTCGTTAAAATATTCTTTACTTGGAATTGAACTATCGTTTCCTGCAAATTTATGATAATCGCTTTTTTTATCTCCTTTTCTCCTGCCCATTGAAACATTAATATTAATCCCATAAGGTGGGTCGCAAATCGCTAAATCAAAGTAATTATCAGGGTAACGAGCCATAAGCTCCATGTTGTCTTCGTTAGTTATTTTTAACATATTGTTTAAGTGTAAAGTTTTTCTTTTGTGATACTGTCTTATAAATTTTTTCGGTCAACGAATCTTTACCAAAAATAAAAAATACATCGTTTTCTTTTCGCTCTTTAGTCGTTAATCTGTCGATTGATTGAATAAACATTGTTCCTGAGAATCCGAAGTTGTAAAATACTAAACAATGAGCTTTACTTAAATTCACACCTAATGCAGAACTGTATTGTTGTCCAATGTAATGCTTATGTGTTGTATTAAACTCGTTTAAATCGCTTGTAGAGTTAGGGAAAACTAACTTTAATAACTCCAACTCTTCAACGTAATAGTAAAATATCGCTAACTTTTTACCCACAAAGTAATCTCTAATAAATTCAGCTTTTCGAGTGTTAAGAATCATTGATTTGCCCGACTCAAATTTAATGGTCCCATTCTCTAATTGGTGAACTTTCTGCATTAATTTTGCTCCCGAATCTGCTAATATTACGTTTTCTTTGCCCTCAATGATTAAGTCTTTTTCTAAACGTTCAATTAAGTTTCTGCATAATGTAGGGTAATATATTACGTGTTCTTTTACTTTTGATTCAAATCCACTTTGTTCTTGTGTAAACTTAATAATATACGGTTGAATAACTTCGTCAATCAATGCAATTTTTGCATCGGAATAGTCGTTAATCATTGCATAACCCATGTTCTTCTGCTTCACGTTTACGAATGTTTTTGACCACTTGTAAAAATTAACGTCTTTAAATGGTGAATAAGAACTTACCCAAAACTGATGGTACATTTGAGAATAACTTTCTGATGCAGGTGTACCGCTTAAAAAAATCATTGGCACACGTGAATATTTTAGTTTAAATTCTTTTACTCGTTTACTTGGCTTTGGAAATGCTCCGAATCTGTGGTGTTCGTCATGTATTATTAAATCAAAGTTGCCCTCGATATTAGCCAACTGCTCATCATTTATAACAGTTAGGTTAAACGTGTAACCAAAGTTCTTGTAATCGCTTTCAATCGAGCTTATAGCTTTCTTTTTAGTTAAGAACAGGACGTTGTTAGCTCCGTATAGTTTAGCTGTTTCTAAAGCTGTCAAGGTTTTGCCTGTACGTACTTGCATCATTAGGTAAACTATTCGCTTTTCTTTGAGTATAACATTTGCTTTGTGCGATATCTCAGTTTGGTAATCTCTTAAAACGGGCATTCTTCTACTTTTTTAAATTCGTTATTACTTGTAATTTCAAACCATCTTTGACCGTTGGAATTTCCTTCCTTGTATGTCTTACTATAATAAGTGCAATACTTTTGAATCCAATTTGTAAAACGTTTTGTCTTTAACCAAGTTCTAAAGTCTTTGTTTTCCTGTAAGAAATTCTCAAAACAAACGCTTTTAACGTGTCGATGGTCTTCTTGTATATTACCATCCCCAACCCATTCAAGAAATTCTGAAGACGTTTCATTTATTAATTTTCTATGCTCTAAATTCGTAAAGTCAAATGGTACCAATCCCTTTTCAAGGTAAAATTTTTGACAATTTATCATGAAATGGTCAAACCTTGCCCACTCGTTTTCGTCCCAATCGTCGAAAAGCATGTGACCAAACTCATCTAATGGAGTATAATTTGAATTAAAAAAACTACTCATTTCAACTTCAAATTTTCTGCGTTCAAAAGAACCACCAACCCCTCCAATAGTGTAGTTTGTTGTAATTACTATTTTTGGAGACTTAGTAACAGGAAGTTTAATTGCATCCTGGCCTTTATATTCTAAGGTTATACCCTCTGTAATTAATGAGAATAAAGATTCAAATTGAAAGTTCTTTTTAACGTCATCAAATACAAGTAACTGCGTATCAACAGGCACCGATTGATAAGGAAATGATTTAGTAAATTCAAAGGTTTTACCATCTATTGCAGAAACCTTTTTCATTTTACCCAAAGCATTCCAAAATAAAGACTTACCCGAACCACCGTTTGGATTGTCTGAAATTGTTTCATCGTTAAATATTATTGCTTTATTATTTGCACTTGTTTTGTAGGAGTGCATCAAATAGCCAATAACAGATTTTAAACTTTCGTATTTACTTGTGTTTTCAGATGCAGCCAACCAAAGGAACCTTCTAAACTCCGACTTGTGATGGTCTGCATCTATAAAGTCACGGTCAATAACTTGTTTTTTCCAAACAAAACCCTTTAAATCTTCATAGTTCATTTTTTGGAAACCATCTTTAAAAACTTTAATTACACAGTTACGATAGTATAAAATTGCAAAGTCTGAGCCGTCTTCCTCTATGTTGAATTTTGCTGTTTCAAGCATTGATAAATACTGAGGTGTAAATGACTTTGTTGAACCAGCAACTAAATCAAAAGGCTCCAAACTATCACTACTTAATAACTCGTTTAGTACATGGTCCTTAATTTGAAATTCTGTTACCTCGTCTACAAAATTACCTTCCTTAGTTATGAAAGTAAAAGTCTTTGATTTATCAATCGGAAAATGCTTAAAGAAGTTTTTGTTTTCTAAATAGAATTTAAACTTGTGATGTGAAACAACTAACTTCCCTTCCTCGTTGTGGCTCCAAAATTTGTTAACGTCTATTTTACTTTTTTGTGCAATTATTTCAGCTTCTAATTTTTCAGTAGTAAGGTCAGGAAATGATTTTTTAATATAGTCGTTTGTTTTACCAACCAAAATCATATTTGAAATGGTCTTCAATTTAGACTTATCTTCAAATTGTTTAGTCCCAAAGTTAGCTGTATGCTTATAAGCTGAATTTATTAATGCTATTATTTCTTTACTATCAAAATCCTTTTGCTCGTTTGCAAGGATGTATTTTTCAGCAATAAACCTTTCAACTCCAAAATCATTAAAAGCTAAAGCCAATTTATGGAAGGAATTGTTTCTATTTACACCGTTGTAAGACTTCTTAAACCACACCATTAACCTGTTAGCTATTTGGTCTTGGTCGGTCAAAGGTATGTTAGTAATAACACCTAAACTGCTGTTTATTTCTACTAATTCAGTTCTTTCAAAGTCAACGTATAAATCAGAGTCTAAATTTATATAAATCTCAGGGTCGTATGATTCAAAACATAGCCGTGAAATGTCTTGACCAGATGTATCAATTGTATTACTTCCGTAGCTTTCGTTAACCCATTGAAAATGCTTTACAATTGATTTATAATACTTGTTGTACTCGTCATTCGATTCAATGGAAGGAATCTTTATTAAAGCCTTTAAACCATCTCCCGATGGACTTATCCAAGTAGAATAAACGTAACTATTAATTTTAAGTTTTTCTTTTAATTCTAAAACTAAATCATAGCTTTTAAGTTTGTCAAAATCCAATATACATAAACCACTTGCCTTTTTTAAATTATCCTTTGACCTTGTGGTGAAGGTTCCTGCAAATGTAACAGCTGATAATTGTAGTTTAATTTTAGATTTCTTTTTTGAATCTAATTCTGACCTTACTAATTCAATTGTTTTTTTACTATCTCCATTTCTAATACGGTCTAAGTAAAACAACACGTTTTTTGGTCTTCCTATCGGTGTGTTCTGATAGGCATCTTTGTAAAAATCAACATTCATAATTTCTATAAAATAAAAAACCTCGAGAATCGGTGGTGGAAGTCACTTCAACTCGAGGAATTTATAAAAAATTTCTTACTGTAGCTTCCACTCTACAAATGCAAATATAATCAATTATTTTAATTAAATACACTATAATGTTAATTTATATTGAGTCTAAATAAGTATTGATTTGTACTTAACAACACATATAATTGTTGATTCGTACTGGATTCGTACTGGATTCGTACTATTGTATATTGCTATATATCAATTATTTACAACTAAAAACAAGCAAATAGTACAGATTTTTTCTATTTTTCCGACAACTCGTTTCAGTGGTAACAATAAAATATATTTTTCTTCTAAATATATATATTATAGAGTACCGTAATATATATACGTTTCGTTTTGATTCGTACTTCGCACTTTTTTAGGTTAATCAATTGTAATGTAATAGTTTAGTTAGTACAAATAGGTTTTTCAATGTGTTGTCAATAATTTCAAAGCGTACTTTTTACACAAAAAAAACCGACTTGTTAGGTCGGTTTAGTCAGTTAAAAAGGAGGTTGCCAGCATTCACCGACTTTGTTTTGCTTATATGGTTCTATTTCACTACTAAACATACGTTTTGTTTTTAGAAATGTACAATCGCTTATGGTTGTTATTTCAGCGGTGT